CATGGTTACAAAGGTTAAATTTATGTATGAAAATTTACCTTCTTGGCTTAAAGTAGATTTTGAAGAAAACAACAAACTAACCCTTCGACTAACAAACGGGTCTCAAATTAAAGCCACATCAGCATCTAGTGATGCAGGTAGATCCGAAGCAGTTTCCCTTTTGCTAATTGATGAGGCTGCCTTCATTGATAATATTGGAGAAATATGGGCCTCAGCACAGCAAACACTTGCTACTGGTGGAGGGTGTATTGCTCTTTCAACACCTTATGGTACTGGAAATTGGTTCCACCAAACATGGGTTAGAGCAGAATCCTCAGAAAATGAATTCTTACCTATTAAATTACCTTGGTATGTCCACCCTGAACGAGACCAAGTGTGGAGAGATAGACAAGATGAACTACTAGGAGATCCTAGAATGGCAGCACAAGAATGTGACTGCGACTTTAGCACCTCAGGTGACATTGTATTTTACCCTGAATATCTAGAATTTATAGAAAAATCTACACTTAAAGAACCTTTAGAAAGAAGAGGTGCAGACCAAAATTTATGGATTTGGGAATCAGCCGATTATTCAAGACAATACCTTATCTCAGCAGACGTAGCTAGAGGAGATGGTAAGGATTACTCAGCTTTTCACATTTTTGATGTAGAATCGGCTACTCAAGTAGGTGAATATAAAGGCCAAGTAGGTACTAAAGACTTTGGTAATATTCTTACAGCAATTGCTACCGAATATAACAATGCCCTACTCATAGTGGAAAATGCTAACATTGGATGGAGTACAATTCAAACTATTATTGAACGTAATTATTCTAATTTATACTACTCACCTAAATCCGATAATATAAATGTAGATTCTTATTTACAAAATTATGAAAATAATTCAAGTATGACTGCAGGTTTTACTATGTCAACAAGAACTCGCCCTATGGTAATAGGTAAATTTCAAGAATATGTAGCAGATAGAGGTGTTACAATCCAATCAAAACGCTTACTAGAAGAAATGAAAACGTTTATATGGAAACATGGCAGGGCTGAAGCTCAAGGAGGCTATAATGACGATTTAATTATGAGTTTTGGTATGGGATTATACGTTAGAGACACAGCATTAAAATTTAAACAACACGGAGTAGATATAACAAAGGCAGCTTTAGGATCCTTTTCAAAAACCACAACCAACTACCAAGGAGCTTACTTCTCTACAGGACTAGATAATCCTTATACTATGGATGATGGAAAAGGGGGAACTGAGGATTTTAGTTGGCTTTTGTAATATTTATTCGTATATTTAATATACTATGGCCGATACAAGCATATTTACAAGATTAAAGAGATTATTCTCTACGGATGTGATCATTCGTAACACTGGAGGAAATCAACTTAAAGTTTTAGACTTTGATGAATTCCAACAAGCAGGTCAATTAGAAACAAATTCTATGGCTGATAGGTACAATCGTTTGTACACTACCAACTCAATAGGTATTTACAACCCTGGAATAAACTACCAGACACTTAGACCACAACTTTACAGGGATTACGAAGCTATGGATACTGATGCTATAGTAGCATCAGCCCTTGATATAATAGCTGATGAATCCACCCTTAAAAATTCAATGGGTGAGGTAATTCAAATAAAAAGTTCTGATGAGCATTTACAAAAAATTCTATATAATTTATTTTATGACGTATTAAATATAGAATTTAATCTTTGGATGTGGGTCCGCCAGATGTGTAAATACGGTGACTTTTTCCTTAAATTGGAAATAGCAGATAAATTTGGTGTATATAATGTTATACCTTATACTGCTTACAATATTATAAGAGAAGAAAAAATTGGAGAAAATAAACATGATGTAGAAGTCAAATTTAAATTTGATCCCGATGGATTAAGTGGTGGAGGTGAATATGGTGGTTACTATGGAGCATCTACATCTAACTCAGACTATAATAACCCAAATGCAATCTACTTTGACAACTATGAAATTGCCCATTTTAGATTACTCTCGGATGTAAATTATCTTCCATATGGTAGAAGTTACATAGAGCCAGCTCGTAAACTTTTTAAACAATATGTTTTAATGGAGGATGCTATGTTAGTTCATAGGATTGTAAGGGCACCTGAAAAGCGTATTTTTTACATAAATGTAGGTGCTATTCCACCTGCTGAGATAGAAAACTTCATGCAGAAGACAATCTCAAAAATGAAACGTACCCCCTATATGGATCAACAAACTGGGGATTATAACCTAAAGTATAACATGCAAAACATGTTAGAAGACTTTTATATCCCTATGAGAGGTAATGATACTACTACCAAAATAGACACTACCCCGGGTTTACAATATGACGGAATCCAAGACGTTGAATACTTAAGAGATAAATTATTTGCCGCCCTCAAAGTACCAAAGGCATTTCTAGGATATGATGAAAATACCGGAGGTAAAGCTACTTTAGCATCCGAAGATATTAGATTTGCTCGTACTGTAGAACGTATTCAAAAAATCGTCCTTTCAGAATTATACAAAATTGCAGTTGTTCACCTCTACACTCAAGGCTATGATGGGGAAGAATTAACAAATTTCGAACTTAATTTAACTATACCTTCTATCATTTATGAGCAGGAGAGAGTAGTGTTAATGAAAGAAAAGATGGACTTAGCAGCTCAAATGATGGAGACTAAGCTATTCCCTACAGACTTTATTTATGATCACCTATTTGATATGAGTGAAGATGAATATGTAGAATTTAGAGATTTGGTTAGAGAGGATGCTAAACGTGCCTTCCGTAACGCACAAATTGAAACAGAAGGAAACGATCCTCAAGAAACCGGAGCTTCATATGGTACCCCACATGATTTAGCTACTATGTATGGTAAAGGTAGGTACTACGATGAACCCGATAATGTACCTACCGATTATAAACAGAGTGATTTAGGACGACCTGAGGAAAATTCATCAAATCGTAACACTCAAGACAATGCTTTTGGTAAAGATAGATTAGGTGTAAAAACAATGAAAGGTGTTGAAAACGAATCGAGCTCTATGAAATCAGCATATAAAGGAAATTCTCCTTTAGCTTTAGAAGCCAAAACTACATATCTGCAGAATAAAGATATGCTTAAAAAAATACCTGTTAATCGCAAGCAATTAGTATTTGAACAAGATGAGTCATTATTAGATGAAGGTAACTTAAAGGAGTGAAAATCTCTATATATTTATAAAAAAGCGCATCGATGAGAACCAAACATTCTAAGTATAAAAATACAGGTCTTTTATTTGAACTCTTAGTAAGACAAATAACATCTGATACATTATCTAGTAGTGAATCTCCCTCTCTTAATATACTAAAAAAATCTTTTGCTAAAACCGAATTAGGGAAAGAATATAAACTTTACGAAACTTTATTTAAAAGTAAAAATATTAGTGAGGGTAAAGCTGAAATTACATTAAATGCGGTATTGGAATCAGCACGTAAATTAAATAGAAGTACCTTGAGAAGGGAAAAATATAATTTAATAAACGAAATTCGTAAAAATTACAACTTAGAAGAATTTTTTAAACATCAAGTTCCTAATTATAAAGGATACGCTGCTCTCTATAAATTAATAGAAATTTATAACTCGGATAAGTTATCTGAAACTGATGAAATTATTTCTAATAGAATTACTATATTAGAAAATTTAACTGAAAGGACTGTAAGTGAAAAAAAAGTTAAAGAAAATTTAATAGAAGAATTTGGTAAGTATGATAAAGATTTAAGAATTCTTACTTACAAAGTAATGCTTGAAAAATTTAATGGTAAATATTCTAATTTAAATAAGGGCCAAAAAGAAATTCTTAGGGAATTTATTAACTCTATTGACAATACCCCTCGTTTAAAAGAAATATATAATAGTAAAATTGTTGAGGTAAAAATAGCATTAAATTCCCAAACTGAAAAAGTTAAAGATAGCGCTACTAAGATTAAGTTATTAGAAGTAGTAAAATTTCTTAAAGAAATAGATAAAGGCTCAAAAATCAACAATGATGATTTAATTAACCTCCTACAGTATTATGAATTGACTGAAGAACTTTCTAAAACAACTAAATAATGGCTGAGACTATCAAACCCTCAGAACTAAGCCCAAACTTTATTAAAAGAATTGAGGATTTATATGGTCCTACTAGT